GCGCGACCGTCTACTGCGAGGAGGACCTCGATGCCGTGACACTGACCGAAGCGCTCACCAAGCGCGGGTTCAAAGTGCTGCTCGAACACAAGCACGACAACCGAACCAGCCCGATCCGTTCGTACGACAACTTCACCATCTGAGGAGTAACACCATGCAACGCTTCACCATTGAACAGCTCTCCCGCTTCGTCGACACCCTGGGTGCGATGAAGGCGGCCGCGGCCGATCTCGATCGGCAGATGAAGGACATTCAGGAGACGCTCAAAGCGTCGGGCTTGAAGGAGATCAACGGTGCGATCTTCCGCGCCACCATAAGCGTGACCGAGCGCATGTCGCTCGATGCCGAGGCAGTCAAGGCGCTGCTGGCCGAGCCGCCCATGAAGAGCAACATCGTCGAGACCGTGCGCGTGGTCTCACGCACCAAGGGGTGAGCCATGCTTTATCGAATCCAATGGAGCAGCATCGCGGCGATCCAAACCGTCAGCTGCATCGAAGGTGAGTACAGCTGCATCTTCATCAACGAGAACAAGATCGAGGCGTTCTTCAACCACCACATGAGGCGAAACGTCTGGCTGCAGCTGCCCCCATACATCCGCGAGCGTGTCGAAGCGCGGTTCAAGCCTGTGTTCGCCGCACCGCCGGAAAAACGGCAGGCGCTGATGGACGCAACCCCTGTCGCAGATATCTTCGAACCGGAGGAGTGACCATGAACAACGCTGACCGTGCACGTGAGCTGCTGATCGAAGCGCGCAAGCGCATCAGCGAGAACCAGAACACCTTCATCTGCGCAGCGATACTGGACGCTGAGAACGACCGCGATGACTATGAGCGTGCAAGTCTCTCGCTGCGTTCGTGGATCATGTACATGTTGACGCCGTACACAACGTACGGCAACTGGGTCAGGCACGAGCACGATAGCCTGATGCGGAACACGCCCCTGTGGGAGAGGAACGAGAAGGCACGCGAGGGGCGCCTCGCGTGGATCGACTGGATGCTCGAGCAGGACCTGTCACGCATTGTCCGGAAGTACAACCGTTAACAACGAGGAAGAACCATGACCAAAGACGAAGCAAATAGCATCACCGGCGGGCTGACGCAGACCGGCAAGATGCCCTGCAAATCGTTCAGCACGCCGACCCTGGCGTGCGTGACGGGCTACAAGCTGGCCCAGGTGCCCGGCACCGTGTGCTCCGACTGCTACGCGCAGAAGGGCCACTACCGGATGTACGCCAACAACATCGAGCCGGCGCAGCACGCGCGCCTTGACGCGCTGCTCACGCAGGACGCCTGGACGTGGGCGCACGCCGTGAAGACGCTGATCGGCGACGATCCGTACTTCCGCTGGTTCGACTCGGGGGACTTGCCGAGCGTTCAGGCGCTGGGGCGGATCATGGCGGTGTGCATGCTCACGCCGGCAACAAAGCATTGGCTCGTGACGCGTGAGTACGCCATGGTGCGTGAGCTGGTCAAGCACACGCCTGTGCCGGCCAACGTCACCATCCGGCTGTCGGCGGCCTATCCGGACAAGCCCATGCGCCTGGAGCGCGCGCTGCAGGTGCCGGGTATCACGGTGGCCAACGTGCACCTCGCCAAACCCCCTGCGGGGCACCGCTGTCCTGCGCCCACGCAGGGTGGCAAGTGCGGCCCCTGCCGCGCGTGCTGGGACCGTGACGTCCCGGCTGTGTCCTACAAACAGCACTGAAACGACCAGTGTCGGGACATCCGTCCCGACAACCACAAGGAGCAACACCATGATCGACATCAACAGCATTCTCTCCACCGCCTTCGAACAAGCCCTGCGCCCCCTGCGCCAGGAGATCGCACTGCAGCAGTCACAGCTGCGCGCGCAGCACGAGAAGATCGAGACCCTCGAGGCGCGCCTGCAGGGCACGCAGGAGCACGTGGCCACTCAGGTCGACGTCCTGTCGCGCGCGACCCAGACGCTGGACAACGGGTTCGGCATACTGCACTCGCGCATCGAAGGGCTGTTCGGTACCGTGAAGACGGTTTCTGATCGCATCGAAGGCGCCGCAGCGTTCATCGTCAACGAGGAGGATCTGAACAAGGCGATCGACAAGGGCATCGAGCGGCACCTCGAGCAGTTCAACCACGACAGCTACGACGATCACCTGGGCCAGGACACGCACGATATCGACGAGGAGTCGTTCAAGGACGCGATCGTCAAGGCGCTGCGGAACGCGTCGTTCGAACTCAAAATCTAAGGAGATGAACATGAAACTGCCAATCGTCGTCACCACCACGTACGTGGATCCGTATCGGCTCGGCGACACCCTCGAGGACACCCGCACGTTCGCCGACGCCGCGGCGGCCGGCGCGTGGCTCAAGAATGAGATCGGCTACACCGACGTGATCAAGATCACCTGTCCGACGCTTGGGCTTGAGATCGACGGGCCCGCCGCGAAGCAGGAGGCATGATCATGGGCGCACGTTCGTACTGCCACAAGTGCGGTCAAGGGCTTGCCTTGGCCACGATGCAAGAGGCCTGCGATGGCGAGCAGACATGCCCTCACTGCGACTACACCAACCGCGCCAACGCCACGCCGGCCGAAGTGTTTGAGATGTACCAGAACGATGTAGATTCTCGCTTCCGACGCCTGGAGAAAGCTGTTCAAGAGCTGGAGGATGCGGCTCGATCGCAGCGCTTTAACTACGGCGCTTGACTTCCAAAAAAGAAACAATGTAAACTGTTTGACAGGCAGGCGCGTTCGCTCCTGCCTGAACCCCGCGGCGCTTATGCCCCGCAAATAGGAGCTACACCATGAGTGCAGAACTGAGCGTCAACAACAAAGGTCAAGTCGAATTCGCCTACCTGCTGTCCGACGGCCAAGCGTGGCACGGCCTGGGCCAAGGCCTGCAGGACAACGCCAGCCACGACGAGTGGGTGGCCGGCGCCGGGATGGACTGGAAGATCCAGCGCAGCAAGGTGCGCTACGCCACCGAGCGCAGCGGTGACGTCACCAAGTACCTCGAGCTGCCCGAGAAGCACGTGCTCTTCCGCAACGATGACAAGCGCCCGCTGGGCGTGGTGTCCGACCGCTACCAGATCGTGCAGCCGCGCGAAGTGCTGGAGTTCTTCAAGGACATCGTCAAGGTCGGCGGGCTGCAGCTGTCGGCGGCGGGCACGATCTACGGGGGCAAGCGCTTCTGGGCTACGGCCAAGATCGGCGAGGCCAGCCCCACGAGCCTGAAGGACAAGATCGGCGGCTACCTGCTGCTCTCCACGAGCGCGGACGGGTCGCTGGCCACCGAGGTGCGCATGATCAGCATCCGGGTTGTGTGTCGCAACACGCTGGCCGTGGCCTTCGGCGATCGGGCGCGCGTCAAGGTCAGCCACCGCAGCGTGTTCAAGCCCGAGGAAGTCAAGGGCTTCATGGGGCTGAACGCGGCCGCCTGGGATGCGTTCCGCCACAACATCGTGCGCCTCGCCAACAAGCCGGTGGACGTCACCAAAGCGGAAGAGCTCACGCTCGAGCTGATGGGTGGTGGCGAGAAGGTCGTGGCCTCAGCTGGCTACAACAAGATCCTCGACCTGTTCAAGGGCGGCGGCCAGGGCTCGCAGCTGGACGGCGTGTACGGCACGGCCTGGGGCTGGGTAAATTCAATTTCGGAATATTGCGATCATTGGGCGCGCGCTCGCAGCGACGAGAACCGCATGGTGTCCTCACAGTGGGGCCCGGGCGCTGATATGAAGCAGCGCGCTCTCGAGCTGGCGAACAAGTTGTAATCCAACAGGGGCCCCTTCGGGGGCCCCAACTACAAGGAGCAAGACATGGGCATCCAAGAGACGGCGCAGGACGTTAAGCACCTCGTGCAGGCGCTGGCTGAGGGTAAGGAGCTGGAGGTTCGCTACCGGCACAGCAGCGAGGCGAAGTGGCAGCCGTATGAAGTGGCGGACGGGCAGCTCGGGTTTGATCTTATGCGCTACGAGCACCGCATCAAGCGTGACCTGCGCGCGGAGCTGTTCTCGTTGATCCAGCAGTACGGTGCGGCGCGGTATGAAGAGGCTGTCGCTGACGCGTACAACAGGCCGGCGATTGTCGACCGACATCAGAAGAAGGGGCACGAGCTGCGCGTGCAGATCGAAGAGATTGTCAACGGATTGTTTGGGGTGACGAAATGAGCGAGAACGTGTTTCAGATGTTCAGTGAGATCGAAGAAACCAAGAAGCGCGAGCGCCTGCGCGACGAGTTCGCCATGGCTGCGCTGCCGGTGGTGATGCAGTTCCTGGGCGCCAGCTACGCGCCGTTCCGGTTCGCTGATGAAGCCTACAAGGTGGCCGACGCCATGCTGGTCGCACGGGAGAAGAAATGATCGAGTCCATCAAGCGCGCACTATCTAAACCAAGCGCCATGGTGCTCGCCCACCGCGAGCTGGAAGAAGCCGAGCGCCAGCTGCTGCGCATGCGCTCACAGGCCGAGTACACCGCCAGCATGGTGCGCTTCTACGAAGCCAACGTTCAGCGCCTGAAGGCGTACACGAAGGGGGAGCGATGATCGACTGGGAAGAAGTGGGTGACACCGCTGTCGGCATTGCCGTCGGCGTGCTCATCGGGATCCTGACCGGCGCGAACATCGCGCTCTATTTTTGCAGGGGTTGATCATGAAAAAACTCATCGCTGTTCTGGTTCTGTCCGCTTTCGCCACCGCGGCCTACGCCGCCTGCCGCACCTACTCCATCACTCAGGGCGGGCGCACGATCATGTGCCTCGAATGCTGCAACGGCAACCACTGCACGACTACGTGTAACTAAACGCGACCAGTGTCATGGGCGATGTAGGCGAGGCCTTCCGCCAAGTGCGGGAGTTCATGAAGGAGCGCAAGGCGCGGCTCGGGCTGCCGTGCCCTGCCTGCAAGCTGAAGCTGCCCAAGGCGCCCCCGAAGATCCTGCTGCCCGGCCAGCGCTGCTGGTGCGGGTACAAGGATCATCGACCAAACCAATCACATGAGGTATGGAGAAAGCTATGAACCACATCAAACCGTACAAAGACCTGCAAGGTCAGTACCGCTACAAGATCGTCTCGCGCAACGGCAAGACGCTGGCCGACAGCGGCGAGGGGTTCAAGACTCGCGCCGGCCTGAAGAAGAACATCGAGGCGCTGGCCAAGATCTTCGCTCACTGCGACACCGTGTTCGACGCGCTCCTGGCACTGAAGCTGCTGAAATGAGCGGGTACAAGACCCACCGGTTCTCTCAAGAACCTGATGACTACGATGGGCCTTGGCCCAAGGAGAGTGTGATGACGAAGCCGACAGCCGAACAGGTGATGCAACTTGCTAACGAGTACGCCCACTGCTATTCGTTCGTTGGCGATGACACGATGCCGATCAAACACCGCGAACTGCGCGCCGCGATTGAAGCGTTAGCCGCGCCCGCCGCGCCGCAGCAGGCCGAGCCTGCGGCGCAAATCGGCTGGGCGGATGAGTTCGGGAACCTTTTCCCGATGGGCGCTTGGAAGCCCGCGCAACGCACGCACCACGACTCGCACAAGACGGCATGGCGCGCTGTTTACCTGCACGCGCCAGCCGCCGAAGTGCAGATGTTGCGGGCTGCTGCGCGGGATGTATGCGAATGGGCCGACGCGGCTCAGTGGGCGCTAGGGAACGAGACGGGCGTGCCGGCGGCAAAACTTGACGCACTGCGCCGCGCGCTGGAGGGGGGCGAGTGATGACCGCATTTCCGAGGTGCCCCGAGTGCAACGGGCAGCGTGTTTCGATGAACTACGTCGGCGACGTTATCGGCGCTGTGTGTATGTGTCCGGTCAGCAAAAGCACGCTGTATGGTCCGTGGAATTCGTTCGACATGGACAACTGGTCCGAGTTCACCAAAATGCTTGTCGCCGAGCGCGACCGCCTGCGCGCCGAGAACAAGCAGTTGAAGTTGCAAAGCGCAGCAGCAGACCTTGTGCACCGAGAGACGGCCACGACAGCGCTGATGCAGACGGCAGAGATCGAGCGCCTGCGCCTCGATGCGGAGCGCTACCGGTACGTGGTGCACACGGCGCCCCGGAGCAAGATCGTGCCGCTGTTCGAGAGCGGCTACACCGACGCTGAGATCGAGGCGTTGATCGACAAGATGAGGAGCGAGCAGTGAACCTGACCCACTTGATCTCTTTTCTATGCGGTGTTGCCACCGGCATGTTGCTGATCATGCTGTCGATGCTCGTCAAGGGGGCGCCATGATCGAGTTCATTCTCACCGTCGCTGTTGTGCTGGTGTGGGCCGTTGGCCTGCGTATTATCTGGAGGCTGTTCAAATGATTGAAATCGGACCGAACCTGACGAATATGATCGAGCTGGTCGTGTTCATTGGTGCCGTCTGCTACGGCTATTGGTTGTTGACCAAATGAGTTGACGCTTTCAAAAAAGAAAGGTCTAATATGCGGATGAACATCGAACCTCTCAGGAAGAAACTACGTCGGCTCAAAAAGCGGTGGCTGGAGCTCTCGGCCACCGCTGAAATCAGTACGTCCACGATCAGACGTGTTGCGGAGACCGAGGACTACATGCCATCGCTGCGCACGTTGGAAGCGCTGACGGCCGGGATCAAAGCCCTGCCTAAGCTCTGAGCTTACGCACGGTGGTACCCGTGCCGACTGGCCCCCGTAAGGGGCCTTTTCTTTTGGAGATCTATGACACCCCGAGGTTTCCCAGATACATGGAAGCGCATCCAAAAGCTGCCCGCCTGCCTACGTGAAGACGAGACCACTCTGATGATGGCGCGCTGGCTGGCAAAGAGAATGTTCGATGCCGGCTGGCGCGCTGCACTCAAGGAACAAAATGCGCAGAGCAAAGCCAGTACCTATCAATGCGCTGACCGTGGCCAAGCTGCTGCGGATGCTGATCGATGAACACCACACACGCCGAGAGCTTGCCGACGGGACGGGGTTACGGCCCCCAACGCTCGGCAAGTTTCTACGTGCGCTGATCAAAGAGAACGTCATTCACATCGGTGCCTGGGAACAGGACAAGTACGGGCGAGACGTTGCGCACGTGTACTTCTTTGGCCCCGGCAAGACAGCGAAACGAAAGAAACGAACGACATCGGCCGAGCGCGACGCGGTGTATCGCGCTAGGATTAAAGCCCGGAAGATCAACGCCCTGAGCGCAGGGCCAATCGAGGTGACCCATGAGTGATGGACGAGAGCAATACGCTGACAGCGCCTTCAACAAAGCGGCCGAGGCCGCGATGGAGGCATACAAGAAGAAGCACTACGAGACGTGGCACATGGGCGAGGTTGATGTCGGCGCGCCGCTGCAGCAGCTCGCGATCGACATGGCCCAGAAGGGTGCGGACATGACGGCCGCTGCACTGTGGGCCCCACCGCGCAATCAATACGAGCCGCTGTTCCCGCGCGGCGCTGCGCTCAGCAACTTGCCAAGCACCAGCAGCACGCTGACCGGCAGGCAGCCGTCAGCCCCGGTGTTTCAGCAGTATCCGGACGTCATCACGCAAGGCGACACGCGCTACGCACGCCCTAACCCCCTGGCGCAGCCGGTGCAAAGCATGTTCCCCACTGCAACCGAGCGTGACCCCCAAGGCATCGACCCCCACACCCCTGGCGCCAAGCTGGACGCCGGCAAGACGCCACTGCGCCGCGGCACGCTGGAGCAGTTCCCTCGGGCGCTGATGGCGGTGGCCGACGTATCTGCGTACGGCGCTGCCAAGTACACCTGGGGCGGCTGGCAGACGGTCCCTGACGGGGTGCAGCGCTACCTCGCGGCGGGCGCGCGCCACGCGGCGCTGCGCGCCATGGGCGAGAGCTACGACAAGGAGAGCGGACTGCTGCATCTGGCGCAGGAAGCGTGGAACATCCTGGCAGCGCTCGAGCTGGCGATGCGATCGGACAAACTCGGAATTTGAGTCGGGCATGGTGAGGCGTCTCTGGGGGGCATGGCAGATGTGAACCCAAGATGTCAGTGCGGCGTCCCGGCGCTTGGTATTGCGCCGCACACCTCGTAACCGCGAATAGAGGGGGCGCGGAATCTGCCTTCCCCCCTCACCCCAACAATCATCGGAGGTCTCATGGCGTCCACCGCCGAAGCGAAAGTTAAGAAGCGAATCCGCAAGATCCTCGAAGAGTCCAAGACCTACTTCGCCATGCCGATCGGCACCGGCTACGGCAACAGCGGCGTGCCGGACTTCCTCGTGTGCCACAAGGGCAAGTTCATCGGCATCGAGGCCAAGGCCAACGGCGGCGTGACCACTGCGCTGCAGGACATGAACCTGCAGAAGATCCGCGACGCGGGCGGCGCGACGCTTATCGTCAATGAATACAATCTCGACGAACTCAAGGAGCTGCTTGATGACCAAGACTAGCGAGCAACTGATGGAAAGAGCCCTGCGCATCGGCAGCGCGCCGCAGGAGGTGCAGGAGAGCCTTCTCGAAGCAGTCGACGCCGTGATGGACATGTTCGATCCGGACAGCCCCAACGTGGGCGTGATCATCAGCGTCAGCGGGCCGGTGGTGCCGGGCAGCACGCTGGGCGAGGCGCGGATGATGCCGGTGGCCATGGACTACGGCGAGATGGTCAACCTGCTGATCCAGCTCACCAACACGCTGTACAAGACTGCGACGGCCAACGCGCCGGCGCGCGACAAATTCAACTGAGGAGACGCCATGGCCGCACCGTTCAAGCGGGTGCTCGTGCTCGACTTCGAGACGATGTGGGACAGCAAGGAGTACACGCTGTCCAAGATGACCACCGAGGAATACATTCGCGACCCCAGGTTCAATGCCTGGGGTTGCTGCTTCAAGTGGCTGGGCGACCCGGGCAAAGCCCGCTGGGTTAGCTACAAGCACCTGCCCGAGTACCTCGGACGAATCGACTGGTCCACGACCGCCATCCTGGCGCAGAACACCATGTTCGACGGTGCCATCCTGCACTGGCGATACGGCGTGAAGCCCGCCTTCTACTTCGACACCCTCTCGATGGGCCGCGCGGTGCGCGGCGTCGAGCGCGGCAACAGCTTGGCCAAGATGGCCGAGGACTACGGCCTGCCCGCCAAGGGGCGCGCGGTGCACAGCACCGACGGCATGCTGTCGTACGAAGTCATGCCCCGCAATGTCGAAGAAGAGCTGGCCGAGTACTGCAAGCACGACGTGTTCCTGTGCGAGGAGATCTTCAAGCGCCTCGTGATGCTCGAGCGCGATAACTGCGGCCTGGACTACCCGCTGGCCGACATGTCCGCCTGGAAGTACCCCATCAAAGAGCTGCGTTTGATCGACATGACGCTGCGCATGTTCGTCGAGCCCAAGATCGAGCTGGACGCCGACATGCTGACCGACGCGCTGCATGAGGAGAAGGAGACGCGCGAGGCGCTGCTCAATCGGCTGAACATCACCGACGGCATCCTGGCCAGCACCCAGCAGTTCGCTGAGCTCCTGCGCTCGATCGGCGTCGAGCCCCCGACGAAGAAGAGCCCGACCACCAAGCTGCCGATCCCGGCGCTGGCCAAGAACGACGCGCTGTTCCAGGCGATGCTGAACGGCGAAGACGAGAACCTCGCGCTGCTGTGCGAGGCCCGGCTGAAAGTCAAGAGCACGACAGAGCGTACGCGTGCCCAACGCTTCCTCGACATCAGCCAGCGCGGCCCCCTGCCGGTGCCCCTGTCGTACTACGGCGCGCTGAGCGGGCGCTGGACGGCCGCTCGGGGCAGCGCCATCAACATGCAGAACTTAAAGCGTGGGTCGTTCCTGCGCAAGGCGTTGATCGCTCCCTGGGGCTACGAGTTCGGCGTGGTTGACCTCTCACAGATCGAGCCGCGCACGCTGGCATGGACCGCCGACTACGAAGACCTGCTGAACATCTTCCGGGCCAAGGGCGACCCGTACGCCACGTTCGGCGAGACGATGTTCAACATCCCAGGCATGAACAAGGAGACACACCCGGTGCACCGGCAGTCGGCCAAGTCCGGCATGCTGGGCGCCGGCTACCAGCTGGGGTGGGCGTCGTTCGCAGCGCAGCTGCTGGTGGGCTTCCTGGGTGCCCCGCCCGTGCGCTACGGCAAGGAGTTCGCCAAGCAGCTGGGGATCGATCGCAGCTACATCGAGCGCTTCCTCGATTACACGCCGAACGTCATTGCGATGGGCGAGATCCCGCACAGCTGCACCGGACAGGAGCTGCTCGTGCACTGCGTGGTGGCCCACAAGATCATCCAGCTGTACCGCGCGGCCGCGTACCCGGTGGTGGGCTTGTGGAAGCGCTACGAGCAGCTGATCCCCAGCGCGCTGGCTGATGGCGAAGAGACCTGGGTCAAGTGCTTCCTGTTCCGCAAGGAAGAGATCGTGCTGCCCAACGGCATGAGCCTGCTGTACCCGAACCTGCGCCAGGAGAAGGACGACGAAGGCAAGAAGCAGTGGGTCTACGGCAGCAACGCCACCAAGCTATACCCGGGCAAGGTGTGCAACAACACCAATCAGGCGCTGGCGCGTATCGTGATGACTGACGGCTTGCTGCGCATCGACAAGCGCTACCGGGTGGTGGGCAGCGTGCACGACGAGGGGCTGATGATGCTCCCCGAGAACGAAGCGGACGAAGGGCTGAAGTGGTGCATCGAGCAGATGACCGTCGAGCCCAAGTACCTGCCCGGGATCCCCCTGGCAGCTGATGGCGGCTGGCACAAGCGGTACGGGCTGGCCAAGAACTGAGGAGCAACCATGCAAGAACTTCCTATTCGATTCAAGATCGGCAGCCGCTGGTACAGCGTGCAGCAGCACCATCGCAAGCACACGAGCTGCCACGGCAGGCTCAAGCCAACGCTGCGCAACATCGAGGTTTTCTCGGGCCCCAAGCGCATGCCGCGCACACCGACCGCGGTTCGCCAGACCTTCTGGCACGAGGTGACGCACGCGATCCTGTACGACATGCAACACGACTTGTGGGACAACGAGTACTTCGTCGAGGAGTTCTCGAAACGTCTCAGTCAGGCGATCGACACCTCGGAGTTCAAAGACGAGCCGGGTTTCGGTGCCGCACCATTGAAGGGGGAAGGTAACTTCGTCCACTTCGACAGTAACGATGCGCGGTGGCGCAACTGAGTGAGCACAAAATCAGGTTTTCCCACAGTTCGTTGAAGGACTACGAGGGCTGCGCCCGGCGCTATCACGAGGTCAAGGTCTTGCGGAAGTACCCGTTCCAAGAGACCGACGCCACGCGCTACGGCACCGAGGTGCACGCTGCCATCGAGAACTACATCAAGGACGGCACGCCGATACCGGACATGTACTCGCAGTTCCAACCCGTGGTTGATGCAGTGCTGCGCAAACCCGGGCGGCGCCACCCCGAGGTCGAGATGGCGGTGACCAGAGATCTCGCGCCGTGCGCGTGGGACAGCCCCGACGCCTGGGCGCGCGGCATCAGCGACCTGACCATCGTGGACGACGAGAACATGACGGCCTGGGTGGTCGACTGGAAGACGGGCAACAACAAGTACCCGGACCGCGACCAGCTGGTGCTGATGTCGCTGATGACGTTCATCCACTTCCCGCATGTGCATAAGGTGAACTCGGCGCTGCTGTTCATCGTGAAGGGCACGATGGCCAAGATGCAGATGCGCCGCAGTCAGGCCGAGCAGTTCTGGTGGAAGTACCGGGAGCGCATCGCGCGCCTGGAAGCCAGCCACGCCACCGGCGTGTGGAACCCCAAGCAAACAGGGTTGTGTAGAGCACACTGTCCTGTGCTATCCTGTGAATTCAACGGGGGGCACCATGGGAAAACCAGCGACTGATCTAGGCGGGCGCACGTTCGGTCGTTTGCGCGTGCTGTTTCGAGACGGTAAAACACGGCAGGGCGCTGCGTGCTGGCGTGTTCGTTGTTCTTGCGGCGTGGAAAAAACGATTCGCGGGAGCACGTTGACAGACGGATGTGCGCGAAGCTGCGGGTGTCTTGCGCAAGAGGTTCGCAAAACACTGCACTTGACACACGGTGCCACAAAAACGTTTGAGTTCAGTGCTTGGATGAGCATGCGCCGCCGCTGCACTGACCCTAAGCACATCGCCTTCTCGCGTTATGGAGGTGCAGGCATAAAAGTGTGCAAGCGCTGGGCTAAGTTCGAAGCTTTTCTGGAAGACATGGGCCCGTGCCCCTTTGAAAAAGGTTCTGTCGAACGGCTCGACAACCACAAGGGGTACACGCCAGCCAACTGCAAATGGTTGCCGCGTGGGGCGCAGTCAAAGAACCGCAAAGGCGTGCTGTTGTTTGAAGGGCGTACGGTGCCAGAACTTGCAGAGGCACACGGCATAAAATACTCGACACTGATGCGACGGGTTAAGGCCGGCTGGCCCCGCGCCCGTTGGTTCGATAACCCCAAGCACTAGGAGTACGTCATGCAGAAAAACGGCGTTCGAAACTACAAGCACGCATACAAGCTGCAGAAGAAGACCGGCGAGACGAAGGATCAGATCGAGCGCCAGCGGGCTAGGCGCGAGTACGACGCCGCCGGCATCGACCGGGCGGGTAAGGACATCGATCACATCAAGCCAATCCGGGCCGGCGGCAAGAGCGTGAAGGGGAACACCCGGCTGCGCTCGCCAAAGGCCAACCAATCCGACAACGGGAAGTAGCCATGACCGAAGAAGAGGGCGAGCTCGTACACGAGCTCAAAGAAAAGGTTGCCGCGGCGGTCAAGAAGCTGACCGCCGAGATGCTGGAAGGGGTCGACAGCGAAATCGAAACGCTCGTGCGTCTGCAGCTCACCGACACTTTCCGCTTCTGGAGGTAGCCCGTGGAGATCGTCGATAATCGCGCGGTGCTGATCAAGACGCGCAGCCCTGAGAAGTACGCAATCATCCCCAAGAGCAAAATCGTCGCCGAGCACCCGGGCGGCGGTTACACGGTTGCCGTGTTCTGGGGCCTGGACGAAATGCGGGTGCTGCGCAACCTGGGCGTGAAGGACGCCCCCTCACCGATCAAGCGCAACTACGACTGGCCCGGGCGCTACACCCCGATGGGCCATCAGATCGAGACCGCAGCGTTCATGACCATGCACCGCCGGTGCTTTTGCTTCAATGAACAAGGTACAGGCAAGTCGGTTAGCGCGCTGTGGGCTGCCGACTATCTGATGAACCGCGGTGAGGTGCGCCGCGTGCTGATTATATGCCCCTTGTCAACAATGCAGAGCGTCTGGATCGGGGACATCAACAACACGATCATTCATCGATCGGCCATCGTGGCTCACCACCCGGACGCGCTGCGCCGCATCGAAATGATTCAGGGCAATTACGAGTTCGTCATCACCAACTATGAAGGGGTGGAGCTGATCGCTCGCGCCATCAACAACGATGGCCGGTTCGATCTGATCATTGCCGACGAGGGGAACCACTACGCTAATTCACAAACCGATCGCTGGAAGGCGCTCGCCTCGATCGTTCACCCGCAGACCTACCTGTGGATGATGACGGGCACGCCGGCCGCGCAGTCACCGGTGCACGCCTACGGTCTGGCCAAGCTGGTGAACCCGAGCGGCGTGCCGCGCTTTCAGACCGCATGGCGCGACAAGGTGATGCGCAAGATCACCAAGTTCAAGTGGGCGCCCCAGGAAGACGCCAGGGAGACGGTCAACGAAGCGCTCCAGCCCGCGATCAGGTTCACCAAGGCGCAGTGCATGGACTTGCCCCCGGTGGTCACCGAGGTGCGCAACGTCGCGATGACGGCCCAGCAGCTCAAGTACTACAAGCTGATCAAAGAGCAAATGCTGGCGCAGCTGGCCGGCACGACGATCACCGCGGTCAACGCCGGGGTGGTGGTCAACAAGCTGTTGCAGATCAGCGCCGGCGCCGCCTACGCCGACGACAAGGACACGATCGTGTTCGACTCGATGCCCAGGCTCAAAGCGTTGAAGGAGATCATCGAGGGAACCAACCGCAAAGTCCTTGTCTTTGCTCTTTTCCGCTCGTGCATCGAGACGATTGTGGAGTACCTCGACAAGCAGGGCATCGTCAACGCCCAGATCCATGGCGACGTGAACCAGACCAAGCGCGGGCAGATCATCAACGACTTCCAGAACAGCGAGGAGGTCCGGGTGCTGGTGATGCAGCCCTACGCCACGGCGCACGGAATCACGCTGACGGCCGCCGACACGGTCGTGTTCTACGGGCCGTTGATGAGCGTTGAAATGTATCTCCAGTGCATCGCGAGGTCTGACCGCAAGGGCCAAACTTCGGATAAAGTGACCGTCTTCCACATCCAGAGCAGCCCGGTCGAGATCCGTCTCTTCAAGGCAATGGCTTCGAAAGTGGACGATCAGGCGCTGCTGGTCAGCATGTTCGAAAGCGAGATGAAAATTTGAAAAGGAGGGGTTGCAGGCAGGAAAGATGCGTGTATGATTGTCAAAGGTTGGACAAACCAGCCATTCAAGGAGCTACAGACATGACCGAAGCAACCACTGTCCCTATGGACAAGTTGGCCCGCGTCTACCGCAAGATCCGCGGCAAGATGCAGGAGCTGACCCGAGCACACGACGCCGAGATCGCGCAGCTGCAGGCGCAGCTGGACGCCGTGAAGAGCGCCGCCCGAGACCAGATGCTGGCCCAGGGCGTCAAGAGCGTGAACACCGCCGACGGCACCATCATCTTGTCGGTGAAGACGCGCTACTCGACCCAGGACTGGGACGAGTTCAAGAAGTTCGTCGTCGAGCACGACGCCCTGGACCTGTTCGAGAAGCGCATCGCGCAGACCAACATGGGCCAGTTCCTGCAGGAGAACCCCAAGCTCATGCCCCCGGGCCTGCAGTCCAACAGCGAGTACGACATCAGCGTCAGGAAGCCGACGGGTGCGAAATGAGCGAGTTCGATCCAACCCCCTTCAACGTCGCCCTCCGTGCGATCCGGGAGGCCGTGAAAGAGTTCGACGCGGTGCACCAGTTCGCTGTCATCAGTGCCGCGCTCTGCGCGAAAGCCCTTGAGAACGGGCTCAGCCGCGAGCAGGTGTTGGCCGGCTTGGACGGCACCTACGCGATTCTGCACACCGAACAACGCCAGAAGCTGACGGCGTCGCAAACGGGGCTCACGTCATGAGCGATCCGGAAATGACCG